ACAGACTTTTCTGAGAACCTTGTGGCATGGGCAGATATCATCAGGAAGACATTCTATGATGACGGAGTGGATGAGGTTATTTCAACCAGAAGGCTCTGTCACATTGTCCAAACCTTCTCGATCTTCAAAGATAAAATGAAGTCCATCGACCTATGTATTGCAAGGTTTGACGATGATACAAAACTTGCCTTCTTGGATCTTTACAGTAAAGTGGATTCGGGGGTAAATTTCAATGATGATGAACCACCTTTATCTGCCTACGATGATTTTGCTAAAGAGGAGGAGCAGTTTACAAACAATGGATCATAAAAAAATTAATTATAAGTTTAATGAGGGAGCTCTATGTGAAGAGCTCCTTGGTTATATAAGTAAAACCTATGACGGCCACTACAGCAAGAATAAATTTCAATCTACTGAATTTATTATTGATTGTGGACACGGTATGGGATTTGCTCTAGGGAATGTGCTTAAGTATACACAACGATACGGCAAGAAGGACGGATATAATAGGGCTGACCTATTAAAGATACTACACTACGCTATCATTGCTCTTAATGTACATGATGAATATCACAAAGACCTTGACAAATAAGGTAATGCGTGGTATAATATTAACTATTGAAATGAAGGAGAATATATGATTATTTCAGACGATACCTTAAAGGTATTACAAAACTTTGCTAGTGTTAATCCTAACCTAGTGCTTAAACCTGGCCAGAAAGTGAAAACAATTTCAGAGGCCAAGAATATCATGGCCATTGCTGATATCACTGAGGACTTTCCACTGGAGTTCGGAGTCTATGACTTAAACGAATTCTTGTCAGTCCATGGTCTTATCGAGAATGCTTCCTTATCGTTTGATGACAAGTCTTTGACTATGTCTAATGGCGATCAGAAGATTAAATATTATTTTGCTGAGACAGAAATCCTTACACAGCCACAAAAGGACATTACAATGCCTAATGCTGAAGTAGGGGTTACACTTAGTGAAAAAGTACTTGATCAAATCAAGAAGGCCGCATCAGTGCTAGGTCACATGGAATTATCACTTAGTGGTGAGAATGGTGTGGTTACAGCAAGTGTCTTAGACGTTAAAGACTCTACTGCTAATACATTTGATATTGTGGTAGACAAAGACAATAACTGTAAAGAACCATTTACATTTGTGGTCAACATTCCAAATCTAAAATTACTACCAGGTGATTATTTTGTCTCAATCAGCTCTAAGTTGATTTCAAACTGGCAGAATACTAATTATCCAATAGAATATTTTATTGCCTTGGAAAGAACTAGTACTTATGGTGTATAAATATAAGTACATTAACGAATCTCCCATTTTAAATGATGGGGATAATGTGGAGAGTGCCGAAGGTCGGGCTCTCTTAAATTAGTCTAAACTTTGCAAAGGAGAAGAAAATGACTGAAGAAGTAAACGCAGTAGAAACTGCAGAAACAGAGGCACCTCAACTGTCTCTACAAGACATCGCAACGATGGTACAAATTATTGACGTTTGTTCCAAGCGTGGTGGCTTTGAAGGACCTGAACTAGAAGCAGTCGGTTCATTGAGAAATAGAGTAGTGAAATTTTTAAATGCAGCTGCTCCTAAAGATGGCGAAACACCGGAAGGTGAATTACCTGTCGAAGAAGAAGATTCAGCAGAATCTTAATCTCAGGGGGAGGGCAACCTCCCCTTCATTTTTGAATAAAAGGAAATATTATGGAAATGCTAATTGGTATGCTACTTGTGACAGGAGTGTGTGCACAAATTCTTGCAGTATATATTACCCTAATCACAGAGTAAATTTAAGGAACTTATATTATGGATAGAAATGAAACATCTCGCCTCATTGAGGCTCTCAAACGTGGTACTGTAACAGTTACCTTCAATAAAATCAATACCGGCGAAGTCCGTGTGATGCCATGTACTCTTAATGAAACAGTACTGGAAGCACATGGAGTAAAGACCGCAATTAAAGAAATTAGTCCCGACTCTGATCATTTGGCAGCATGGGCTCTCGACAAGGAGGCTTGGAGGTCTTTCCGACTTTCCACAGTTACTGGTTGGGAGGTACTCTAATGGATGATTTTTTATGGGTAGAGAAGTATCGACCACAAAAAATTGACGATTGTATTTTACCTACATCAATCAAGAAAACATTTAAAGATATTGTTAAAGGAGGTGACCTACACAATATGCTTTTAACCGGTACAGCCGGTACAGGTAAGACAACAATTGCCAAGGCCTTGTGTAATGAGCTCGATCTTGACTTTCTACTGATTAATGGATCAGAAGAATCAGGTATTGATACACTCCGAAATAAAATTAAGAAGTTTGCCTCATCCGTCTCCCTACAGGGTGGCTATAAAGTAGTGATACTTGATGAGGCCGACTACCTTAATCCACAATCAACCCAACCTGCATTACGTGGCTTTATAGAAGAATTTAGTGCGAACTGTAGGTTTATATTAACGTGTAATTTTAAGAATAGAATCATTGAGCCTCTACACAGTAGGTGTTCTGTTATTGAATTTAATATGTCAAAGAAGGATTCTGGCACACTCTGTGCAGAGTTTCTGAAACGTATACAGTTCATCCTAGACACAGAGAAGGTATCATATGAGGTTCCTGTTATTGCAGAACTTATTATGAAACACATGCCTGACTGGCGCAGGGTACTAAATGAATTACAACGATATTCAGTTTCAGGTACTATTGATACAGGTATATTGGTTACCCTATCTGATATATCAGTTAATGAATTAATGAGTTCACTTAAACGCAAAGACTTTAAAAAGATGCGTCAATGGGTTGCAGATAACATTGACACTGAACCAGCTGCTGTATTTCGTAAGATATATGATAATATGGGAGAACATGTTGAACCAACATCTATTCCACAGCTAGTACTCATTCTTGCTGACTATCAGTATAAGAATGCATTTGTTGCTGACCACGAACTAAACCTCGTGGCATGTTGCACAGAAATTATGGCTGGAGTAAAATTTAAATGAGCAACCCATTTGATTATGTGAACAGTATTAATATCTCAAAGAAAGATATAATGCACGACGATATATCAGAAAAAAGTTATCCTGGATTCATGGTTAATAGAGCATTATCATACTTTACTGATACGGTTCTATTTGCCAATGAGATGAATATTAACCACCATATAGACAATAAGCTTCAATATCATTTTCTTATAAATATAATTAAGAAGAAGAAAAGGTTTTCAAAGTGGCTCAAACCACAAGAGGTTGAAAACCTAGAGCTCATTAAAGAATATTATGGGTATAGCAATGAAAAGGCTAAATCCGTTTTACCATTATTTAATGATGAACATATTGAAACATTGAAACAAAGGATTTATAAAGGTGGAAAACGAAAATATTGAAATCAAAAATTGGGTACCGGCTGATATGCTGGAAATTACCCTTAACGAACCAGACGACTTTTTAAAGATAAGAGAAACATTAACTCGTATTGGAGTCGCATCACGTAAAGATCAAAAACTGTATCAGTCTTGTCATATCCTACATAAACAGGGCCGATACTTTATTGTTCATTTTAAAGAACTGTTTTTGTTAGATGGGAAACCTTCTAACTTAATCGAGAATGACCTACAACGTAGGAACACAATTGCCACGTTATTGCAAGACTGGGGATTAGTAACAATCATCAATCCAGCAACGGCAACAAGTTTGGCACCATTGCGCCAAATAAAGGTCATTCCGTACAAAGAGAAAGCGCAATGGGAACTGTGTCCGAAATACAACATAGGAAACAGTAATGGAGAAAAAACTTAAAAAAGCATGGAAAAGATTTCACAAATTTATGAAATCTGGCAGAATACATAAAGTCTGTAACAAATGTTTAAACTAACAACGAAAGTTGTATAAATAAAAGTGGATGCCAGATAACTGGGTCCACTTTTTAACCTTGCTAAATATAGGAGGAAGCTATGGTAAGAAATACTATGAACGTGCCGCGTTCACTCTTTATCGGGTTCGAGCCGATACTTAACGAACTTGAAAGAATCCACACAGCTGGTAGAATTCAAGACAACTATCCACCTCACAACGTAGTTAAGGTCGATGATGAAAATTTTATCATTGAACTGGCCGTTGCAGGATTTTCACAGGATGACATTCTTGTGGAAGTCAAAGATGGTATTCTGTTAATTAAGGCAGAGAAGTCTGAGAAGGATGAACGTGAATATGCACATAAAGGTATATCGTCCCGCAAGTTTGAGAAGTCCTTCCGACTCTCAGAATTTGTCGTAATAGACGGTGCCGATCTTGTGGATGGAATACTCGTAGTGAATGCTAGAGTAGAAGTCCCAGAAGAGAGGCGTCCTAGGAAGATCGAAATAGGGTCTGCTGGGGCATCAAAGAAGAAGGAATTTATTCAAGAATAGATTCTGGTGAGCAGCGAATACCCAGTAGGTTAAGTAATAAACTAAATTTACTGGAGAAACAACATGAAGCATATAGTTCATCTAATGGACAAGTATGAAGACGTTGCCGAGACCTTAAAGACGATTGGAACATTAGTGTTTGTAACAGGAGCAATTATTGGACTAGCGCCAATGCTGATCGTGATGCAAACCAGTAACTTTCTTCTTTAAGTATTGACACATTCATGCGGGGGTAAGCAATTACCCCCAACCTTACGTACATATAAATGTCGACAAACTACACTTTTTCGTACATATAAATGTATAAAACACTTTACATTGCACTCATTATGTGATATAATATACATATTATTAAAAGGTGAATTACTCGTTATGAAATTCTATACAAACGTAACTCGATATGGCAACATGTTGCTCTATCGTGGCTATGAAAATGGCCAAAAGAAACAAGAAAAAATCAAGTATCAGCCCACTCTATTTGTTAATACCCCTAAACCCACTAAATGGAAATCACTATCTGGTGTGCCCGTGGCTCCTATCAAAATGGAATCTATGCGCGATGCCAAAGAATGGATAAATGAAAACAAGAATACAGCAGGTCGCCTTATCTTTGGCAATGACAGATATATACCTGCATTTATCAATGACGAATTCCCTGGTATTATCGA